ACTAGACTTGATAAAGGTAAAAGTGAAATTCAAGCAACTTATCCATATGCTACACGTTTGGATGAAGGATATAGTCAACAAGCACCACAGGGTATGACTAAGCCTACTGAAGATTTCATTAAGAAGCGTGTTAAACAAATATTGAGGAAGAAATAATGGCAGATCTAAATTATACAGTTGGCTTAACCGACACTGCTAGTGCAAAATTAAAAACATTAGAAAACAATGTAAAGAAAGTTTCTGATAAATTTGCAGGATTAAAAAGCGCAGTAGCGGGTGTTGCATTTGGCGCAATGATTAACAATGCATTGCAGTATGCAGATGCAATACAAGACATTGCCAACGCAACTGGTATCGCTACACAAAACATTCTTGGCTTTAGTAGTGCTGTTGCAAATAATGGTGGTCAAGCCGATGACGCACAAAAGGCTATACTAAAATTAGCAACAACAATTAATGATGCGGCATCTGGTAGCAAGTCTGCACAATCTGCATTTGCTGACGTAGGTGTAACATTAAAAGACCTTAGTACATTAAGTGAACAAGACATTCTTAAGAAAACAATTGATGGTCTTGCTAATATTGAAGATGCAAGTAAACGTGTTTCATTATCAGCCGAATTGTTAGGAAAAAGTTTTCGTGGTGTAGACGTAAAAGGTTTAAGTAAAGAATACGCTAACGCTGTTATACAAAGTCGTGAATACGCGGCATCAATAAAAGCAGCCTCTGAAGCACAAGACAGATTAGATAGAACAATAAATCAATTTAGACTTAGTTTGCTTCAATCACTGAAGCCATTACTTGATTTTATGGCTACATTGAAGCCAGAAGATATCAAACGATTCACAGATGCATTAGTACAAATTGGGGGCGCAGCCGCAGGCCTCGTTGTAGTAGTAAAAGCATTCCAAGCATTAAGTATAGCAATTGCCGCGATTGCATCATACTTTACTTTAGCCGCTGCTGGCGTACTAAGTTTACAAAAAACATTAAGTGTATTAGGATATCAAGTAGGTAAATTTGTAGCAGCCTTTGCAGCCGCGATAGGCGTGATGGGCAAATTTAAAGAAGTTGGTGTATTCATCTTTACACTACTAACTAAGAGATTAGGTTTCTTGCTAGTCGGTTTAGCAAAACTTACACCAATTATGGCTGCTGTATCAACAGCCATATGGGCAGTAAATGAAGTTGTAAGAATCGCATTTGGTGTAGACTATATTGACAAGTTTACAACTGGTGTTGGTAAGGCTTACGATAAATTTAAACAATTTATTGGGTTAGGAGACGATAAGCCTAAGTTGCCATCAGGTCCAACTGGTGGCAGAAGCATGACCAGTGAGCAAATTAAAGAAATTCAGGCTTATGGTCAAGCACAGATGGATCAGTTCAACCAAGAACAGACCATTAAACGTCAAGCCACTGATGCATGGGCAAAACAAACACAAGAGATTGTAAAACAAACACAAGCATACAAAGATCAAAATAACGAACTTATCAAAGCAGTAGGTATAGAAGCCAAGTACTTGGGAATGAATGAAGATGTAGTTGAAGTACTACGTGCCCAAGCAGAATTGATGATTCGTACTCAACAAGCGGTAAAACAATTACAAGATCAAAAGGCTGCACTAGCAGAAGAAGATAAGAAACTAATTCCTATCATTGATGCACAAATAGCCGCAATTCAGAAACAGTCCGTCGTAGATAAAGAACGGTTAGCCGTTGCAATTAGTGGATTACAAGCCGCACGTATATTAGAAAAAGATAGACTAAACGCTATTGAAGCAATCACTAAGCAAATGGAACGCCAAGCAATGTTGGGCGATCAACTACGTGCCGCTAATGACAAGATGCGTGATGTAATGTACGAAACAAGTACAATGAATCTTGCACCATTGCAAAAACAATATGCAGACATTAATGAAGAAGCACGTAAAGGTGCATTAGAAGCAAGTCGTGCATTTGCAGCCGGATTTGAAGATGGTGGTGATGGTTTAAGCCCAGAAAGGGCTAAAGAATTAGCAGATGGTTTAGATCAAATTCAAAAAAGATATAAAGCAATTGCCGATCAACAGATTAAAAACTTAGAAGTATCACGTTCATTTGAATATGGTTGGAAGCAAGCATTCAATAGTTATGTTGATAGTGCTACAAATGCTGCCAATCGTGCAAGAGATATATTCAGTTCAGTGACAAGCAACATGAATTCATTAATTGATAATTTTGTTGAGACTGGTAAATTTAGTTTCGGTGACTTTGCTGAATCAGTTATCAAAGACTTGTTAAAGATTGAATTGAAAGCAGCCACTATGGACTTATGGAGAATAATGAGTGGCGGCGGAGGTGGCGGCGGAGGTGGCGGCGGAGGTGGTGGCGGCAGTATATTAGGCACCCTATGGGATTGGGGAAAGGGATTGTTAGGATTCGCTAATGGTGGCAATCCCCCAATTGGTCGTGCAAGTCTTGTTGGTGAGAATGGTCCTGAGTTAATCACACCACGCGGTGCTACAACAATCACACCAATGGGTGCAGGTGGTGGCGCAACATATTACATAACAAACAACATCAGTGCTATAGATTCTAAAGGTGTTGCTCAATTGTTTGCAGAGAATCGTAAAATATTATTGGGTAATGTTCGTATGGCTGAAAAAGAAATGCCATCACGCAGATAAGGAAACATAAATGAGTATTCAAACAATTATAAACAACTGTACGGGTATCGCAATTGACCGTAGAAAAATGGTTGGTATACAAATTACTCGCAGTGAAATACCGCGTGTGAGTCTAACTCCTACAACTAATCCATGGCGCTTTACATTAACAATGCCAAATAGTTTGCGCTATAGCGAAGCACGTGAAGTTATTGAAAGTCTAGATACATTAGATCGTGTGGGTAGTGAAGTAATTACATTTAACAATGCACCACAAATGAGATGGATCTTTCGTTATCAAGGACAAGCATTGACAAGTCAATTAGCAAACATTCGTGTTGTAAGTTTTATTGGCAATCAATTGACATTGAACGCATTACCTATCATGGGTGCAACACAAACATTGTTCGCACCTAACGATTTGATTCAGATTGGTAACTATCCTTATCCATTCACCAGTACTACAACAGTTTTGCGTGGTACTGGATCATCAGTAATAGTAACAACAAGTCGTCCAAACATCTTAACAAACGATGTCACTGCATCAGCAATTACAGTAGGAGCAGGATGTCAGTTCAGAGTATTCAGTCCTAACATGCCAACATATAAATTGTTCCCTGGTGGCGCACTTTATCAAAACGGTAGCGTTATCAATAACGCTTATATAGAATGGTCAGATGACTTTCAACTTTATGAATATGTGAGTTTAGCATGATAGAAGAAACAACACAAGTACAAGCATTACAACGTAGTGAGTTTAAAAATACTCAACCGCGCACAAACAAATCGCCAGCAAAACTACATGAGTTGCATTCAAAAGATTGCACTAAGTGTGGTAAGAAAATGGTTAATGGCGAATGCGTAGATTGCAATAAAGTACCTACACTATGACAACAGTAATTCCACAAGTAGAAAATCAACCATATGTTTACAACGCAGAGTTTGTAAAGATGGTCGTTACCAAAATGGACAACACTACAGAAACTTATACATTCAGTTCAAGTTATAAGGTTGAAACTATTGATGGTGTTGAGTATACGCCATTAGGTGGTTTGATGAGTGTTGGTTTACAACAACGTGATATGCGTGTGTCAACGTTTGATACCACAATTGCTATTAGTGGCATTGGTCCCGAAAACATCTATGCAGTATTAGCAACAAAGATTAAGGGCAGTTTAATTACAATATATCGTGGGTTCTATACAAACAACTATATATTAGATAACACTGTACTTAGATTCAATGGGATCATTACAAGTTATGCAATTACTGAAGATATTGATTTTGATGAAAAATCTGATACATTTACAATTTCATTAAATTGTAGTGCATTTAAAAGTGTGTTAGAACAACGTATTGCAGGTAGACTAACAAGTCCTAACTATTGGAATCAATATCCTGATGCACCAACATTATCTGTAGACAGTTCAATGATAAATGTACCTAATTTAGTTAACGCATTCTTTGACTTTGGTAAGCAAGTTACCAATTCAGGAACATCATCTTAAGGAATAACAAATGAGTTTTTTTGATTGGGTATCAGACAAAATATCAGACGCATTGGAAATTGAAAATCCAATACTAAGAGCCGGCGTAGGACTTGCAACACGTTTAGTTGCTACGACAGCAGTTAGTAGTTTGATTGGTAATCGTGCGTCACAGAATAAACCCTCAGGTAGTCCGCCTGCAGGTTCACAAAGTGTAAGAGCAACAACAGGTAACAGAGTACAGTTATCAGCAAGTACCAATAATAAAATCAGTGTACTATATGGTTCTGCATGGGTAAGCCCTGCATTAACTGATGCAAAGATTTCAACAGACCAACAAGTTACATGGTACGTAATGACGTTGGCAGAAGCAACTGATAATGGTGTATATACCATGGGTAACATTGACAGTCCAACTACTACTGATATCTATTGGGGCGATAAACAATTGATATTTGGAGATGGTGGAAATAGAAGTAAAGTCACTAAATGGATTAACGGCAATGGTGATGAAGATACAAAAGTAAATGGATTTATGAATGTATATTTGTTCCCAAGTGGTTCGTACTCAGGTGTTAATACAGGTGGATTATCAGCAATTCAAATTATGAGTGATCCAAGTATTCCTGCTGAACAACGTTGGAATGGTTCTAGATATAGTACAGGTATCAACACACCTAACATGTACAAGACTGCATTTGCAATCGTCAAGTTAACATACAACCAAGACGCAGGTATTATTGGATTAGATCAATTCAAAATGAAATTGACTAATGATTTAACAAAGCCTGGTTCAGTTATACTTGATTACTTTACTAACACACGTTATGGTTGTGCAGTACCAGAAGAACAAATTGATTTGGCTGCATTGATAGAGTTAGACAATTACAGTGATGAGTTGATTACATACACACCAGTAGGTGGTGGTAGTGCAACACAACCAAGATATCGTATCAATGGCCCAATTGACACAGGTACAAACTGTTTGACTAACTTACAGTTTATGGTTGATAGTTGCGACAGTTGGTTGCAATGGAATGAAGCATTGGCAAAATGGTCAGTTATTCCAAATAGAAGTTACTTAGATTATACAACATACGATGATTTGTTCCAAATCAATAGCAATAATATAGTTAGTGGTATCACAATCAGCCCTGTTGATTTAAACAGTACATACAACACAATGGAAGTTCAGTTCCCTAATACTAAAATTAGAGATGAACGAGATTTTGTATTTGTCACATTGGATGAAGAAGATGAAAATCCAAATGAACCTGTTAACAAACTTATCATTGAGTTACCAATTGTAAGTAGTAGTGTTCAAGCCAAGTATCTTGCAACACGTAGATTGATTCAAAGTCGTGAAGATTTAGTTGCAACATTTGAAATGGATTATTCTGGAATACAAATCAATGCTGGTGATGTAGTTCGTATCAGACACGAAGCATATGGATGGGGACCAACTGATGTTGATCCACTAGCATTAGACAAACTATTTCGTGTTGACCAAGTACAAGAAGAAAAGAAAAGTGACGGTACATTAGGTGTACGTATCAGTGCGTTTGAGTATAACAATCAAGTATATGAAAACATTGACATAAGTGATTACGATCCAGCAGAAAATACAGGATTAAGTGATCCAACAATTGTTGGCACACCAGACGCACCAACGATTACAGACATAAATGAAGAATCAGGAACATTTACTGTACAAGCAATAGTACCAAGTCCCGGCCAAGTGATCGCATTAGAATTTTGGTATGGGCCTACCCCAACAATCGTAGACAACAATTATTTGTTATGGGATACACAATTGAATGGTACAACGCCTGTGTATCCTGCAGGCACTGTTGAATCTACAGGCGTTGTAGGATTTCAACCCGGTGATTACTATTGGGCAGTTCGTGCATTGACACAAACAACAAAAAGTAGTTTTAGTAACTCAACAAGTCAAGCATGGAGTCCAGCACAACCCGCAAGTCGTACAGTGTGTGAATCATTACCATCAGCGGCAATAAGTTTTAGTAATTTATATAAACTATGGGCAACTGATAGTAGAGGAACAGTATTGAATTGTGATTATACACCAGTGCAAACAGGATCAGACGCAGGTGGACAACCAACAAGTCAAATAGATTTAGCAATGGGTATAACAAACTATACTGCAGGAACTAGCACAGGCTTAGTTGCTGAAATATGGCAAGCAACAGATAGTTGGTCATATCCTATTCAAGCCATGGCGTACGGTGGACCTGCAGGATTTGTATTTGCTACTGGTACAGAATTACACTCAACCGGCAACATAGAAGGTGAAGATAGTGCTAACCCAATAACATATGAACAATTTGTTGATCAATCCACCGAGGTCGTTAATGGTATCGTGTATGGTGGTGGAAAATATGTAGCAGTTTGTAATAATGGATTGATTTATTACAGCACAACAGGATATGATGGTTGGACAGCGGCTACTGTGCCCGGCAGTGCAAGTTCAAATACTTTTTGGGCAGTAGCGCATAATGGAACTATATTTGTAGCAGTTGGTGGAACATTTAGTTCTGTAGGAGCAGGTACAACATATATTTGTTCAAGTACTGATGGTATAACATGGACACAAAGAAATAGTACAGCACCTAATGAGTTGTATTGTGTTGCATGGAATGGTTCATATTTTACTGCTTTAGGTGCAGGGTTCACACAAGCCATAAGTAGTGATGGTATAACATGGACAGTAAGTCTTGTGGCTGGCGGTAGTAGTTACAGCATTAATGGAGTAACGTATAATAGTACCAGTGGATTATGGATTGCAGTTGGTCGTACCGGTAGCAATAGCGTTATATTAACTAGTCCAACTACAGTTACATGGACACTTAGGTATACAGGATTCGCCATTGGCGAATTCCTTGGGGTTGCTACTAACACAGCATCATTTAATCATACAGTGGCTGCGGGTTCAAAATCTGAACTAGTAACGAGTAATGATGGTGGACTATCATGGGTTGATTCAGGACTAACTGGAACACATACATGGTACACTGTACAGAATTTAAATGGTGCATTCTATGTTATGGGTGATGGTTCAGTTACTAATTACATTGCACCAATCGCATCATCATTAGCATTTGATATAATTAATATTTGGGAAACGTTTCGTATATTTACATATGGTGCAAGTCCATCAAGTGCATATGACTTGACAATTCAACCAATACAAGATCAAATGCCAAATAATATTCCTTTCAATTACACATTTAGAACGGGATCATATCTAGCAGGTGTTCCATTGAAATATCTACTAGTAGCAGGTAATTTAAACAATCCTGCAACACCAAGCACGACATATTCAACTCGCAAGAGTATTGCGATTACGGAATTCAGAGGTTAATAAATACATACAGGAGACAATAAATTATGAGTCTATTATTAAATGGATCAAAGACAGCAATAGTTGCAGGTACCGTACTACAATTAGTTGAAATTTACAATGGTGAAGCATACACTTTTCCATTCACATTCAAAGACGCAAACGGAGACCCAGTTAACATTACAGGTTGGACATTGACGCCAACATGCAAATGGTATACTGCAAATATTTCATATGCAAACAATGGATCACCAGTTGATGTTGTGTTAAGTAATTTAGCATTACTAGCAACGCAGCCGGCTGCTCCCGCGGGATTGGCAGCGGCTATTGTTAGTGGTGCAGGCGGTACAGGTTATTTGTACATACCAACAACAATTAACGGTGGACAAACATTTACAATTGATGCGGCTCCTGCATTGATTGCAATTGTAACATTGTCTGTTAGCAGAACAGACGGTATAAGCGGAAGTACAGATATTAATAAAGAACCAATCGGTCTAATCATAAGGTACATTTAAAATGAGTGAAGTCAATTTACAATTTACTGTAAATGAATTCTCTACGGCATTTACAGCCAACACTAATGAAATTAGTTTTAATCCTGTACCTACCGAACTGAGCATTTACACAGGGTACACTACGTTTGCCCCAGGTGGTTCTGCTAATAGCGATCAGGTATTATACAACTTTAGTGGTGCTGTACAAAGCAATATTAACTTTACATACACACAATCAACAAGTACACTTGAAGTAGTTAACTTGATAGTTAACAGTGATACTAATTTGGGTGCAGTAGGCAATGTAACAATTACAGGTGGTAACGCTGGACAATATCTAACTACTAACGGCAGCGGTGACTTAAGTTTCACAACATTAACACCTGGTGGTAACGCTGGACAATTGCAATATAATAACGCTGGTGTGTTCGCTGGAGTACCAAATGTATTGTTTACTGCAAGCAATCTATCATTGGGTAACATTGCAAACGTAAAAATAGGTGGTGGTTTTAATAATTATGTTGCAGCAACCGATGGCGCAGGTAATTTATCATTTACTAATGTTATACCTGCTAATGGTTCACCTTACACACTTCAATTTAACAACAGCGGTATCTTAGATGGCATTCCATTCACATTATACGATGCTGGAAGTGGAAAATTATCACTAGGTTCAACTAGTAATATAGAAATAAGCGGTGGCACAAACGGTTACGTACTACAAACTGATGGTACAGGTAACTTAACATGGACAGCACAATCAGGTGGAAGTGGTAATGGATCACCTGGTGGAGCAAACACACAAGTGCAATACAATGATGCAGGCGTGTTTGGCGGAGACGCTGGATTTACATATGATGCTTCAACTGATACCATGGCTGTTGTTAATGCAAACGTTGGCAATGTAAAAACAAATAATTTATTGTACGCAAATGGTACTGCATGGAATTTTGTAACACCTGCAGGTGGTGCTAACACTGAAATACAATTTAACAATAGTGGTGCATTTCAAGGTAATTCATATCTGACATTCAACAATTCTACATTAACGTTGAACGCACCTAATGTAAATATTACTGGTACAACCACATTACAACAAGGTAGAGAAAAAACAACTGAATTAACAACTACTAGTGGTTCAGTTAATTTTGATTATTTAAATAATGGTGCAATACTATATGCTTCAGGTAATCTTTCTGGTAACATCAGTTTGAACGTTCGTGGAAATAGCACGACTACATTCTTGTCAACAATTAATAATTTTCAAACTGTTAACTTAGTAGTAGTAACTCAAGTTGGTGCTGCCCCATATTACATTAATAATTTTGCAATTGACGGCGTAACTAAGACAGTTAAATGGGCTAGTAACGTAGCACCATCAATTACAACAATTTATACCTATAGCAGTACTTGCTTTACATATACAATTACTAGAACTACACTTGACAATTATGTAATTTTAGGTACTTTCACAGGATACGTTTAATGACTTTCGTTACTACATTTGGAGCCTTCTCAGTTAGAGGATTTGGTGGTATGGGGGCTAATCCTCCTCCACCAAGTGGATCTGGATATCTTGGATATAGTGATGGTATCATTGTTGATTGTGTTTTAGATTCAAGCAACAACTTGATTGGTATGTTCCGTCTTTCTGATAACACAGCAAAGTATAAATTTTCATTTCAACCAAATACTGTGTTGAATTATTGGGTATCATATAGTAATGATATTCCTGTTACTATGATAATTGATGATAGTGATAATGTAATCGTCGGTGGTTCAATCTTCAGCGGTATTGGTGGTAGACTTCAATATTATGGTAGCAGTATATACAGATCCAATTATACATATACAGATCCAATTGCTGGCACTGCGTTTAGAACATTTTCTCAAATAGGATTGAATACTAGTGGGCAAATAATTGCTATATCACCTAATACATCTGCATATACATACATTGCAACTGTACAAGCCAGTACTGGTAATATAACGGCTGCTAGAAGAATGCTTGCACCATATATTTGTCCATTTAAAATAAGAAATTTTTCTACTGGATTTTATCATTTATTAACTACTGGTTCTGGCGCCGGCACAACGGCTAGCGTTCAAATTGGTGTAGCAAATTCAACATTAACCAATGGTACATATAAATTATCAAATTCTACAATATATCAATTAGTAGTTGGTGATAGTGATTTATTATATTTTGCAGGTAGTGTTGGTAATTATGTTAATTTAACTTGTATGAATAGTTCATATACTATATCATATACAATCAGTAGCAACGTCGCTGGTGGACAACCAACTGGTATTGCAGTTGATGATGCAAACGAATTTATATATGTTTCATATACACAAGGTGGAGCCGGAGCAAAAGATAGAATTAGCAAATTTACTATAACTGGCACACACGTATGGACAAGATCATTAGCACAGACTAGTGGAGTAGCATTGGGTGTTAAAAAATTATTAGTTAACAGTTATGGAACGATATTGTATTTGATTACTAATACTATCATATTTGAAATATCTACTGATGGTGAGATACCCGGTGATGGAACATATACCGCAGGTGGTATAGATTACACATATGCAATCGCACCATCATGGGCAACAACAAGCGTAGGTGCATTAACATTGGGTGCGTCTACAAGTACATGGACAACTCAAATAGTATATGGGACAGGTCAACAAGTTACAGCAATGACACCCACAATCGCAAGTCAACTCATTAATTGGGTTGGGCTAGTTTAATATTTTTGGTAAACGATAAATACATCTAATACACTTACAACGCAATGAGGTGCTTGTAAGTCATATGCGAGACAGCAAAGGAGCAATAGACTATGGCAAAATTCGCCAACAATACCTTAACACAAGTAGCAGGATTTGACGGACAAATCTTAGCGCAAGAACTAGTATACGATCAAAAAGATTTCTGGAACATGACATGGAGTACACGAATCGGTACTACAGTCACTCCAGTTGATTTAACCGGTGTCACTATTGACGCACAAATCATTCGCAGAACAATCACAAACTTAACTGATGGTCGTTATGGACTAGAGTTTGAAATCTATGACTATAGTGGTCAAACATGGGAAACAAATGGTAGTGACGTAACTGCTTCTGTATCATCTACTAATACTATTGAAGTCTCGTATGCAGAAAAATTACCAGTAGGTACTGCTATTCAATTTACTGAAGCATTAGGTACTACAGTATTTCAGGATACAACATACTATGTAGTTTATACAAATAATTTTGATGAAATAAAAATCAGCAAAACATTAGGTGGAAGTCCAATGTTTGTGACTGATACTGCAAGTGGAACAAATAGTATTCTTGTATTAACAAGTTCAGTTCCTGTTCCAGTCAATCTAACAATTACAAATCGTATTGATGCAGAAGGTAAATTCACATTAGAATTTGATGATGACACATGGGATGTGTTAGCAGAAGATCCAGAATTAAATATCGCAATCAACGACCCAGTATGTTTCAGTGGTCGTATTAAATTAAGTTTTCCGGCAGCAGGAACAACACCAGCATATGATGAATCAATCTTCTTGTTGTTCTTGATCCGTAGTGATGGAGTGGTGAACTAAAATGGCTAGACAAATAATTGTAAACACTGATAACAAATCTATTGACGTTAACGTAGAGGCTCGCAGTAATATTGAACTAGTAGTTAGTCGTACAGTTAGTCCTGGCGTAACTGAAATATATGCTGGTAACAACATCTCTGTAAGTGGTCACACAGGCAACGTTACAGTTAATTTTACTAGTCCTAATGGCTTTACTAGTGGTGGCAACATCACAGCACCGTACTTCTTAGGTAACGTTGTAGGTAACATTAGTGGTAACATCGTTGTACCAGGCTTGCAATGGGACGTATTGTATAACAACAATGGTAACGTTGGTGCTAATGATAACTTTAAATTTGATGCAGGTAATGCAGTATTGACTGTTGTTGGTAATATTGTTGCGACTAATCTATTTGGTAATTATGCAGGTGACGTAACAGGTAACATCAGTCCACAGTTTGTTACTGGTAACTTGATTCCAAATGCAAACGTAACATACAATTTAGGTAACAACACAAATCGTTTCAATGACTTGTTCTTAAGTGGTAACACAATTTATCTAGGTCCACAGACTATTGAAGCAGACGCAAATGGTATTAGTCTTTCTGGTAACTTAAGTTTCTCAGGTGGTATATCTGGTAACGGTGCGTTACTAACAAACTTAACAGGTGCTAACGTAACTGGCACTGTAGCCAATGCAACACATGCAACTGTATCTAATTCAGCAAATAGTGTAGCAGGTGCAAACGTAACTGGTACTGTAGCAAATGCAACATTCGCAACTACATCCGGCACAGCAACTTCAGCAACTACAGCGGCTACTGTAACAACAAATGCTCAACCTAACATTACTAGTTTAGGCACGTTGTCAGATTTAAGTGTAACAGCAAACGTTACTGCTGGTAATATAAAAACAAATAATTTATTGTATGCTAATGGTAGCCCATATCAATTTACTACCAATGCAGGTGGTACAAATACTCAAGTACAGTTTAATGATGGTAATATTTTTGCTGGTAATGCATCATTTACTTTTAATAAAACAACTGGTGTTGTAACTGCTACAGGATTCAGTGGTGATGGTGCATTGTTGACAAACTTAACAGGCGCAAATGTAACTGGTACTGTAGCAAATGCAACATATGCAACCAGCGCTGGCTCCGCTACAACCGCAGGCACTGTGACAACTAATGCACAACCCAATATCACTAGTGTTGGTACATTAACTAGTTTAGATGTGAGTGGAAACGCTACGATTGGTAACATTACTAGCGTTGACTCAGTTACTTTTGACACAGCAAACATTGGTCCTGGTGCAGTTGCACAACTTACATGGAATGATGGTCAAGGCACATTAGATTTAGGATTAAAGGGCGGTAATGTTACTGCTACAGTTGGTCAACAACAATATGCAAGAGTTTATAACAGTGAAGCAACTACATTAAACAAAGGTGAGATTGTTTATGTATATGGTGCTCAAGGTAATTTAATTAGTGTTAAAAGAGCGCAAGCAAATAATGATGCAAACAGTGCTGGTACATTAGGTATGGTTGCTGAGACTATTGTCGCAGGTGGTGAAGGATTTGTACAAAATAGTGGTGCTATATATAAATTAAACACAAATGGTTTAATTGCTGGTGGCGCAGTTTATCTTAGCCCAACTACACCGGGTGCTTATACACAAACTAAACCAGTTGCTCCTGACCACTTAGTTGTGTTGGGTTGGGTAGAACGTGTTAGTGCTACTGTTGGTAGTATATATTTAAAAGTTGATAATGGATATGAACTTGATGAGTTACATAATGTATTAATTACTAGTCCAGTTGCAGGACAAGCACTTGTTTATAATTCAAGTAATATATGGGTCAATGGTACACCAGCAAATGCAAATACTGCAGGCACGGTGACAACTAATGCACAGCCTAACATAACAAGTACAGGCACACTAACTGGGTTAGACGTATCTGGTAATGCAACTATTACAGGCAATTTAACTGTTAGTGGTAATACAAATTATGTTAACGTTACACAATTAGTTGTTCAAGATCCAATCATTGAGCAAGGTGGAGGACCAAATGGTGCACCACTAACAACTAACGATGGCAAAGATCGTGGTAGTCTATTACATTACTATACTACAACACCTGTTGATGCTTTCATGGGTTGGGATAACAGTAACGCTGAATTTGCATTTGGTAGCAATGTAACAGTAACAAATGAAGTAGTTACATTCAATACATTGGGTAATGTACGTGCTAATCTATTCTTAGGCAATGGTAGTCAATTAACTTCAATCACAGGTGCTAACGTAACCGGTACAGTAGCAAATGCAACACATGCAGCCACATCTGATACCGCAAATAGTGTAGCAGGTGCAAATGTATCTGGTACAGTAGCAAATGCAACACATGCAGCCACATCTGATACCGCAAATAGTGTAGCAGGTGCAAATGTATCAGGTCAAGTATCTAATGCATTAGTAGCAGGTACTGTGTATACAAATGCACAACCCAATATTACTAGTACTGGTACATTAACTGGTTTAAATGTTTCTAGTTCAATTAATGCAACAAGTTTTACAAGTAATGTTGCAACAGGTACTGCACCATTCGTGATATCAAGCACAACTGAAGTTGCTAATTTAAATGTTGCACAATCAAATTTTGCAAATACAGCAAATAGTGTAGCAGGTGCAAATGTATCTGGTCAAGTCGCTAACAGTCTAGTTGCAGGTACTGTGTATACAAATGCACAACCTAACATAACAAGTACAGGTTCATTGACAGGGTTAACTGTTTCAAACGCAACCGGTGTAGTTAACTTTACAACGACAGCAAATGTTACATTAGGATCAGTAAGTAATTTACACATCTCAGGTGGAACTAATGGTCAATTATTAACTACAGATGGTTCAGGTGGCTTAAGTTTCACAACTGTGTCAGGTGGAGGTGGTACACCAGGTGGTAACACAACTGAATTACAATTTAACAATGCAGGAACTTTTGGTGGCATTGCAAATGTAACATTTGCTAGTGGTAACTTAACTTTAGGTAATGTTGCTAATGTTAAGATGACAGGTGGTTCAAGCAATTTGTTTGTTAGAACAGATGGTTCTGGTAACTTAAGTTTTCAAGCAATTACAAGTAATTTAACTGTTGCTACTCGTTCAGTAGCAGTAAATATAGGTATAAGTAATTATCAGATGAATGTTGCCGCAAGAACAGGCAATGTAACTGTTAATGTAAATTAAAGAGAAAATATATGACATCAAGATTCCCACTTATTATTAATTCTGGAGTACAACAAATACAAGAATTGCCTTCAGGTGATGACCTAGATTTAACTGGTAGTAATATCAGCAATGTAGGTAATATTACAGTCGCTACAGTCGCAACCATGGCAATAGGTAATATAACAACTGTAAATATGACAACTGCTAATCCAGCAAATATTAATTTAGTTAAATTTGGTGAAACAGTAATTTCAGGTGGCTCTACAGGTGCAGTAACACTTACACCAAATGCAGCCGCAGGTACAATCTATAAGTATACTTTGACTGGCAACATTACACTTAGTACTTTATCAAATGCTGTCGCTGGTACAAGTATGACAATCATTTTAAATCAAGATGCTACAGGTAATAGAATATTGACAAGTACAATGAAATTTAGCGGTGGAGTAAACGTATTAACAACTACTGCAAATGCAATAGATGTTATGAGCGTGTTTTACGATGGCACAACTTATTATGCAACATTAAGTAAGGGATATGCATAATGTTTAGTGCAAGAGGTGGATTTTTAGGCAGTGCAACAACTGGTGATCCATATTGGTCTAATGTTGAAATGTTACTTACTGCTAGAACGGGTACTTTAGTTGACGCGGCAAAAAGTGCGGCAATAGGTGCTTCAACTGGTGCTGGGGTTACTATATATGGTAGTCCCGTAAATTACAATCCATATAGTTTTGGTCAATCAAGCACTGCAAGATGGAACGTAGCGGCATATGCTCCTAGAAGTGCCGCAGGTGTTTTTACACATGAATTTTGGTGGCGTAGTATGGGATTATCTGCCGCATCAGCATTTGAAGTTGCATGGATGATTAATCCGATTGATCCAGCCGCCGGTGGTATTATTGGACAGATCGGTACAACAAATACTAATAGATGGAGTATTAATAACATTGGTGGTACTAATTATATTTTCACTACTTTAAATGTATATGACCAACAATGGCATCATGTATGCTTTACTAGAAATGCTAGTAATCTAATGACTTTTTATTATGATGGTATTGCAGCCGCAAATACGGTGACTAGTTCACTTACATTTACATTTGGTAATCAAATGATTTTTGGTGGTAGTGGTGGTGCAGATAATTTTTCAAATAGTTATTGGGATGATATAAGATTAACAATAGGTGTATGTAGATATACAAGTAATTTTACACCACCAGTAGGACCATTACCAATTGGATAAAATAAAGATAGGATACATATATGGCAACAAGTAGATTTCCGCTAGTAGTTAATACAGCAACAAGTAGAATTGCAGAACTTCCTGCAGGAGATGATTTAGATTTATCTGGCAGTGACATTAGTAATGTAGGTAATATTACCATCGCCGGTACTATATTTGGTACATTAACAAGTTTATCTGTGTCTGGAACTATATCCGGTGGTAATATTACTATTAGTACTGGTACAGCAAATCTAGCAAATTTAGTAACTATTAAATACAATGAGACAGTAGTTTCAGGTGGCTCTACAGGTGCAGTAACACTTACACCAAATGCAGCCGCAGGTTCTATTTACAATTATACATTGACTGGCAACATTACACTTAGTAGTTTAGCAAATGCCGTGGCCGGAACAAACATGACAATTATACTAACACAAGATGCCACTGGTAATAGAACTTTAACAAGTACAATGAAATTCCTAGGTGGCACAAAAACATTATCAACTGCCGCAAATAGTATAGATATAATGAGTGTGTTCTATGACGGAACAACTTACTATGCTTCACTAGGAAAAGGATTTGCATAATGTTTGCATTCAGAGGTAATTACATAAGTTACAATGGTGGTGTTACGCCTCCACCCGGTGGAGATCCATATTGGACAAATGTCTCAGTATTGATAAACAATGAAAACCCCACCGGGGCTTTTAATGACTCAAGTACTAATAAATTTTTAGTTACCGTATCTGGAACTGCTAGACCAAATGAACGAACACCATTTGCTAGTGGTGCAGGTGGAAGTATACGAATTGATGGAACAACTGCTAGCCAAGTTATAATTCCACAAAATGTAGATTTTAATGCGGCGAGCAATAATTTTACATTAGAAGGTTGGGTATTCATACCTAGTTTTCCTGGAAACAATTTAGAATTTTTTGCTATTGCTACCAGTGCAGCCAGTATTGGACAGGCAACTGCTCGTATTGTTAGCACTAATGCTGGTGCAGTTTTCTTTTTATGTAACAATGCAAGTAATGGTTGGATTAATACTAGCACTACTACTGCAGGTACGTTAACAACAAATACATGGTATCATCTTGCCGGCGTAAGGAATGGTTCGTCTTTTGTTTTATATGTTAATGGTGTAAGCAGATTAAGTTATACTTATGCTGGCGTAGTAGGATATTTAGGTACTAATTCAACGCACATAGGTAATTTACCAGTTGGTACAGGTTTTACTGGCGCAAATAACTGTTTTATATCTAATGTAAGATGGGTTAATGGAACTGCCATTTATACTAGTGCATTTACTCCACCCACAAGTCCATTGACTGCTGTTACAAACACTAAGTTATTACTAACATTTACTGGGCAAGCGTCACAATCCACTACTACTACCATTGGTGCAGCAAATTATTCTATAGTAGACACCGGGCCTAATGGATACCCACTTTTAATGACTACAAGTCCAGGACATAGTGGTATAAGTCCATTTGGAAATGAATATCCTGGTAGTGTGGCATATACTGGTTCACAAGGTATGTGGATAGGTGCAACTGCTAGTGCAAATTTTGCATATGGTACACAAAATTTTACTATTGAATGTTGGGTGCAATTTACTAGTGTAGGAACATTACAATATATAATTGACCAACGAAGCGCCAGCACAAGTATTTGTCCATCAATATATCTTAACACTGATAATAAAATATATTATTATGTAAATGGTTCAAATGTAATTACTAGCACTAATACAGTTACAACTGATACATGGTATCATATAGCAGTTTCCAGATCTAGTAGTAATACAAAAATGTTTATAAATGGTGTGCAAGAAGGATCTACCTATAGCGATAGTAATAATTATGCTAATGCAAATGCTAGATTTGGTGTTGAATTTACAGCCAATTCAAATTATTTGAATGGCTATCTTAGTAATATTAGATTAAGTAGAGGCTTTAGTTATTACACTAGTGATTTTACACCGAGTACTATACCATTAACGATAAGCACTTTATATACATTGGCTTTTATATCAGGACAAAATGCTGCAACATATAATCTTAGTAATTATCCTAAACCTTACGTAGGTGCCAGTTCAATATTAAGTAATACACAAAGTGCATTTGGCACACAAAGTTTATTTTATAATGGCGCAACTACTACAGCAATTATAGATGATATAAGCGTGCGATTTGGTACTGGTGATTTTACAATTGAGGGTTGGGTCTATAGAAGTAGTGCAGGGGTACAACATGGACTATTGAGTAAGGGAACTGCAACACCAAGTTGGGAACTTAGAGTTAATACTAGTAATCAACTACAATTTTTTTCTAATACGTCATTGTTGTTAACAGGTGCTACAACTACTATTCCAGCAACAACATGGACATATTTTGCAGTAACTAGAAGTGGTACAACATCGTACTTATTTGTAAATGGTACATTACAGGCTAGTGCTACTGATAGTACTGATTATTCACAAACTAATAATATTTTTATGGGAAATACCACAGCAGGTGGATACTTAACAGGATATTTAGATGAAGTACGAATTACTAAAGGTATCGCTAGATACACTGCAAGTTTTACAGCACCCACAAGTGCTTTTCCAACTGATTAAATAGAATATGATAAACTTTTCAACAGAACAATTATCTTGGATAGTAGTCGGAGCACTAGGACTTGGTGGAACCGGCTACATGACTATGAACGACAAAATAGATAACTTAAATACAACAGTAGGAATAACTAATGCAAATCTTAACAATACTCAAAAACATTTGGAACAAATGCAAGACCAACTTATTAGAATTGAAAATAAAATTGATAGAAAAAATGAAAAGAGATAAATAAATTTGTAGAACAAGTATAGATGTAACTAGTGCCAACAATTACAAATATTCCTTTAATACGCTTGTTCTACACATTTTTCGCAGGGGTGCTAGCAGTTCCTAAGTCATATTCCGTTTATTCCTAATGCTAGCATCTCTGCATCCTTATTTCAATAACTCTCTTAACAAAACATAATCATCATAAACTTTTTGTAAGTTTGGATGTTTCTTTCTAAGTGCCAAATCAGTTTTGTATTCATCAATGATTTTGGACATCTCGTTAAAATCTTCAGTTTGCATACGTATCTCTATACCATGTGTTTCATTTTTTGTACTTGGTTGTGATGGTACAGCCATAGTAGGTATAGTTGTGGTATAACTCAAAACTACATTACATTCACTGATGTAACTGGTTCTGTAGTTTTTCATAAACTTAATTTCATCTTCAGTTTTGTTATGAAAACCCTGATGCATTGTTGCTGTTATTTGATTCATAATTATTTTTTAAGATTCAACCAAGTGATATATTCAATATACAATCTGTCTAATTGACTATCACGATATCTTAATTCTTTCTCAATCTCTAAGTCATATAATGTTTGACACAACTTGTCAAAATCTTCACGTGACATATTAATCTGCACACCCTCAATTTCAAGTACTTGTAGTCCTGCTTGTACTTCATCTATAGTGCCAGACACATTAACATGCACACCAGATACTTGGCGAAATATATGTTTGCTTCTACTAGTATAAGCATTGTATTTTTTAATAAAAAGTTGTGTTGGATCATTCATTATTGTATTTATCAATTAATGAAATAACGATTCCCAGATTTTGTTATATGAATAACTTTACCACGACTTGCACCACAGAAGTTTGGAAATGTGTAACCTTCAGTTTTACCTGTCATTTGACATGGGTCTTGTGTGTCTGCATGTTTAGCATAACTGTCAAACATACTATTGCCTGGACCTATTCCAAACACACATGCCTCACGACAACTACTTGCACAACCCGTGAGGAACAACATACTTAATAGCAAAACTTTAATCATGTTTATCCTCTGTGATAATTTCAGTAATGTCTTGTGTAATAACTTCCGCTGGAGTTGGTTGAGGTATATATTTCATTACCCAACAATCATGATTGTAGTCCCAATACATGTTACCAACATCATTCATTCTACGCAATGTTTTTGCACGATTTAATTCTTCATTAATTCTACTGATTAATAAAGGTGCACCTATGCAGATTACCAATATCCAAAATATAAATTCATACATACAATTTTACTTATAAAAGGTAAGAAACAAAACTTTAATCATAACCAAATCACAATCAACAAAGCAACAAGTAACATAAGATTCTCCGAAAAGTTAAGAAAGAAAACATAGTATACATCAAACGTGATTTATTGTCAAATATATACGGGTTGTCGTAAAATAACAACAAATAAATGCTTTTGTACATATTTTGCCCAAAATGTTGACATTTGTTTTCAATTAGTGTACTATATACAACATGTATGAAAAAATATTGACTAAAACAGAAAAAAGACTTGTAGACATTGCCATTGTACGCAACAACTACAAGACCTTTGACCGTTCTATTTTTATTAATGCTTGTCAAACATTTATGCCCAAAAAACGCTGTGAACAATTACTTGTTGATAATCAATTGGCTTACATTGATTACGTAAAAGATTTATATCGTTCTATAAAGAAAAGATAAATAATACTGTGTGAAACATTTGAACTTGTGACGCACAATACTCTCAATCAGTATAGAAGCCCCGGGGAAGACGAGCCCCGGGCTTCGCTTATCGTCAAAGAAAATGATTGAGAATGGTAACTGATTGATGAGTTTACTATGTACTTTACAACATAGCGAGATTCCGTTCTGATGTGTGACGGTTGCGAAGTGAAGGTCAGCACTGATTTTACAAGACATATAACCACATGAAGTTGTGGATGCCTTAAACTAACTTCTCACTTGAAGAAAAGTTTCTTGTAATCTTAATGGTAATGATGTAGAAATACACTTCAAGTATGCCGAGTCATAGTAATAGCGATAGAGGGCTCGGGCTAGTTAAATGAATCCCAATGATTCAATCATTTAACAATAGCGAATACGGTAACTTCTCGTAAGAGTTTGTGAGATATAGTCAATCCTCCACAGTCATAGTTATGAATCATTGTCGCACCCAGATCTGGGCCTCAAGAAAAGTATTTTTCAGCCGAGTAGATTTTATATCTACTCGCCTGTGCCTAAGAAATGTATATAACAACACCGAACAAATAAACAATTATAGTCTTTCCTAAATAGCACGAACAAACGAAGTTTGTGATGTGCTAGTCCTGAGCGAAGCGATTAGGACTTTAATAACCAAAAACATATCCTTATTTGATACTTTTATTCATTTATCATTAAATATTTTATGTAAGGAACAATTATGCATAAAATACTATACGATGTCAAAAATACAAGTGCAACTACCACATATATGTCAATAAGTAAAACAAATCTTGACTATCTACAAAGTCAAATTATATCAATTCAAAGTTACATGAGTGAACTAAGTCTATGTCCAAATCAAGACGTTAAAGATTTACTTAAGTGGTATCAAAAGCCATCAAAGACATTACCTTTTCATAGTAAATGGAAGAAACACAATAGTCCTCAAAGTTTTATTGCAGGTACACTAAACAATCTCATGTACAATGGACAACAAGATTTAAGTCTAATGCAAGCAGAACATTTACAAAACATCATCAACAACTTTGTAGCATTAATGGACGCATTACGTGAGATGAAGATAGACTTACAAAAGAACAACATAATGGACACGATTATGTTTACAGAAAATTTATGGACAACATAACATGAGCAACACAGAAAAAGAATTTCATTTACATATAACAACCAATAGTGAAAATAAACAGGCATTCTTGTTTACTATCAAACGCAATGAACAAAACAAAACTATTGAATTATGCGACATTCATATCATCACACAATTCAATGGTATTGAAAATAAAACTACGCTTAAAATGAAAGAACTAACACACTTAATGGGTATGCATCGTGGTGGCAATGTGTTACCAGAGGGACTTAATGAATTGCGTGAAGTTTTCCACGACAGCATGAACACTGAAGATCAGGATCATTTAAATCAACTGATTAACATGTTTGAACTTAAACAATTAAATCTAGCAGAACAATTGATTGTCGCTGGAGAAATTGCGTTGAATAGTCACCCAGTAAATCAATCCATAGAGGAAATAGTCAATGATAAACTTAACGGAAATAAGAGTTAACAACAAGTTCTCATTAGAAACATTATATGATGTATTGAAAGCCTACAAGCCCGGCAGATACAAACTTATATTTAAAAACAATTGGGAATGCAAAGTACGTTGGAATGGCACTGACTTCACTGACATACATTAATTAGTGACACTACCCCTAATCTACTAAGTATAGATTATGGGTAATAACAAACAAAGAAATTATAAAGAACTAGACCAAGACTGGACACCACATCCCGGTCAAAAACGCTTTGCCAGAGTTAAACGTATCATGGCTACAACCGACACAAGACATATCAACAAAATGAGAAACATGGACTCAATACCTGAAGTACTACCACCTAACAACATGAGTAAGATATTTGGGTTAGATGACAACAACAAGTTTAAACTGATAGGTTATCAATGTCGTGATTGCGGCAAATCTATGAGCAATCAAACGGTAGCAATAGAACATCCGTTAATTTGCAATGAAGTAATAAAGATAAATAAACTAGAGGAGAAACACAATATGCCTATACACAAAACAGAAAAAGGATACTATTGGGGAACTAAAGGTCCTTATACTACTAAAGAAAAAGCAGAACAAGTACAACGTGCAGCATATGCAACTGGATACAAAGAAAAACAAACAGAAACAAAAAAGAAAGATTAACAAATGAATTATAAACTAGTTAAAGGTCCAGACAACATCACATGGGTTTCAATAGAACCATTACGTGATGATGTGTTAGACAGTTTAGTTAAACTTGAACAAGTGAACATTGAAGGATTAAGCACAATAGATAAAGATATTATGAATTTTAATATCTTGGGAATGAAAGCAATTGCTACATTCTTAAACAGTTTAGTACAGGAGTCAGA